CCTCGTCGGCACGGATGACAGCCCTTGGGACCTCGACCCCGAGCCGGTGCCCGCAAATCTCGCGCTACCCCCGCAGATTGCACAGATGGGCATCACGCCCCAGCTCATCCAGGACGAGGTCAGGCGGCGCACCGATGCGCTCAAGAGCGAGATGGAGGGGCAGTTCGAGGACTCGGACTTCGTCACCCACCTGGACAGCGCAACGCTCGAGATGTGCATCACCGGCACCGGCGCCATGAAGGGGCCGATCACTGTGCGCGACCACCGGGACGAGTGGGACATGGTCCTCGATACGGAGAGCTACAAGCTCTACCCGAAAGAGGCGGAGATCAAGGGCTACAAGCCCGTCTGCAAGGCGCTCTCAATATTCTCCTGCTACCCGGACATGGAGGTCGCAAACGTGCAGCAGGGCGACGGCTTTTTCGAGGAGGAGCTCCTGACGCGCGGCGAGATGATCGAGCTGTGCACCGAGCCCGAGGTGGACCCCCTGGCCGTGCTGGCGATCCTGGAGGAGCATTCGTACGGCAACGCGGAGATGACTCCGGAGCTCGTGCAGCTCAGGCTGCTCAGCGGCGACACCGACCCCGCGGCCACCAACCGCTACGCGGTGTATCACTACTATGGGCCAATCACCGGCAGGGAACTGTCCCTCGCCGGGATGCAGATTCCTCGAGAGATGCAGGCCCTGCAGGCCAGGGCATATGTGATGTTCTGCGCGGGTAGGATACTCCGGTCCCGGCTGCACAAGGGGCCGATCCCGTATCACCTGTTCCCCTACGTCAAGCGCCCGGGCAACAGCCCGTTCGGCAAGGGCATCCCCATGCTGGCCAGAGACACCCAGGACGCCATCAACGCCTCGGGCAGGATGATGATCGACAACGCGGCAATCTGCTCAGGCCCGATCATCGAGGCGAACACGGCGCTGCTCGCCCCAGGCGAGGACCCGCTGGACATACATGCCTGGCGCGTGTTTCTGTCCAAAATCAATGCGGGCACCGGCAGCGCGGAGACCAGGGCGATCCGGGTGACCGACCTTAAGCCAAGCACGCAGTTATTCATCGCGCTCATCAACCTGTTCCGCCAGTTCATGGACGAGGCCACGTTCATTCCAAGCGTCACGGACGGGCAGCTGGGCGTCAAGGCGCCCAAAACAGCTACGGGCACCAGCATCCTCAACGCCAACTCCAACCGAAGCATGAAAACGATCATGCGGCACGTGGACAACTACTGCATCAAGCCCTTGGTCGCCGGGTTCTACGCATGGAACATGCGCTACAACCCCAACCTGGATATTCTGGCCCGGGTGAAAGTGCGCACCAAGGGCGTGGCCGCGGTTATGGCGCGAGAGAGCCAGGCGGACCGGATCATGGCGCTGACGGCGGCGTTTGGTCACCAGCCGTGGTTCAAGGTGGTCGATGGGGCGCGCGAGATCGTCCGCGCCATGGACATTCCCGAGGACAAGCTGATCGCTACGGACGAGGAAATGGCCGGCCTGACATCCCCCGACATCGAAGGAGGGGAGGGAGCGACTGATCCGGCGCTCGGCATCCCGGGAGGCGGCGCACCCGTCAGGCGGTCCGCGCCAAACCCCACACAGAGCCAGGCACAGAAGAACGCCCCCCGGCCAGCCAGGCGGGTAGCGGCGGGAGGATAACCCATTGAATGAACGACTCGCCGGCATACTCGCCGGCATCGCGCAGCACGACCCGCAGGTCATGGATGAGTTCAATGAGCATTTCCACGATCTCCGGGAGGACGCCCGCGACAGATACGAGACCGGAGGCACTCCGGAAGACCGCGAGGCCGCAAGACACGAGGCCATCGCGTACAGGACGGTCCTCGGCATGTTCGAGGACGCGCGGCAGATCATACAGGCAAAAAGGGAGCGTGCGAACGCCGCGAGGAACAATGCGGGCACAGGGCCCGCACCCTGGCGCGGCGGGATCCACACCCCGTAGACGGATAAGCGGCCCGGACACGGGCGCAGCCCCACGGAGGTACGAGCATGGCACCAAGGACAAGAGACGAGCTGATCCAGGCAGCGACGGATAAGGCGGCCGCAGGGTACAGCGCCCTCGGGCTCAATCCCGATGGCACGCCCTTGCAGGGAGCCCCCGGCGCCCCGGAAGGTCAGCAGTTGCAGCAGACAACGGGAGAACCAGCCCCCGGAGACGGCACGAACCCGCCAGCAGCCCCGCACGACCAAGCGGACAAGCAGGCAGCGGAGCCCGGCGTCATCGACCAGGACAAGGCAGCCCAGGGAGCACCGGCAGACCGCGGCATTCCGGCGGTACCGGCAAACCCGGAAACTCCTCCCGATGTCGAGATCGAGCAGCTTCAGCAAAACTACAACCACCTGCGGTCCTACGCGGACCGCACGAGCGGGGAGAACTCGCAGCTCAGAGGCGAGGTCGCCCAGCTCAAAACCCAGGTGGCTGATCTCAAGAGTCAGATCCAGGTCCTGCTCTCGGCTCAGCCCACTGGACAGCAGGGACAACCACAGGACGCGGCAGCAGCAATGCGGCAGGACGCCGGAGGGGATGATACAACTGGTGATGTGGGATCACCGGCACAGACAAGCACTCAGCCCGGAAACCCTTCTCGAAAGAAGGAGAAGCTGATAGCCCTGGCCGAAGAGTTCCCCGATATCGGGACCGCCATACTCGAGTACGCTGACGCGCTCGAGCAGGAGACCCAGGATCGCATCGCCAAGATCGAGCAGACGATAGACGGGCAGGTCAAGCCGGTGGTGGAAACCATCATCGCGGACACCAAGCGCAAAGCCCAGAGCGACATCGATGCCGCGCGGAAGGAACATTTCGGCGCGATCGAGAAAGCCTTCCCGCAGTGGCAGAACATGCTCTACAGCGGGCAGGTGGACGAGCAGGGCAGGCAGTTTCTCAACCCGGAGTTCGACAACTGGCTCGCCAATCATCCATCAGGCAACGATTATTTCCGGCTTTTATGGCCGGAAGATCCCAAACAAGGCGCGTCGGCCAGCATGGTCATCACCATCCTCAAGGAGTTCGCGGGAAGCGATCACGGCAAGTCCACCGCGCAGACAATCGCAGAGCAGCGCCAACAGAGCGCAGCGGGCGACCTGCAGGGAGACCGCCACCCGAAGCCCCTCGTCCCGGACAGCACCCCCAAGGGCGCGGTCGAGCGGCTCAAGGCCGGCAGGCCAGTGACGCAGGCGGACATTCAGGAGGTGATGAAGGTGTGCCGGGGAGATGCCCAGAAGTGGGTCGAGCTGTGGCCCCTGGTTCAGAAGGCTCAGCAGGAGCACAGGATCGTCGTCGGGGGCGCGGGCAACCCCGCTCTCTACACGTAACACGCAACAGATCCACCAACGTAACGGTAGGAGGTAACCATGACCTAACATGGCAAATCAGTTCCCGGCAGCACAAGGCTATGCCCAGATCCCCAACGGGTATTTCGTACCGGAGATTTGGTCAGGGAATATGCTCAAGAACTACTACGAGCAGGCGCTCGCCAGCGAGATATGCAACCACAACTACGAGGGCGAGATCAAGGAAAAGGGCGACAAGGTTATCATCCGGAGAGATCCGGAGGTCGAGATCAGGCAGTATTACAAGGGCCTGAAGCTCGAAACCCAGTCCGTCGAGGACGAGGGCCTGGAGTTCGTCATCCAGCGCGGGGTCTATTTTAATTTCCCGGTGGATGATATCGATAGGCGCCAGTCGGATGTTCCGTGGGTTCAGAAGGTCACCGACAACGCATCCATAAGGATCAAGAACCACATCGACAAGCAGCTCTTCGGCGACGTCTACAGCTCCGTGGCCAGCGGCAACCAGGTGTGGAACAACATCTCGATGGATGCCGACGACGCGCTCGACCTCCTGGTCGATATCGGCGTGGCCATGGACGATAATTTCGTCCCGGACGATGGCAACCGGTGGGTGCTCGTGCCCAACTGGCTCAAGGGGCTCGTCAAGAAGAACGACACATTTGTGGATGCCTCGAAGATGGGCGACGGCAAGAGCATGTTGCGCACCGGCTTCATCGGCACGATCGATCGGACCAAGGTGTACGGCACCACGAATCTGCACCAGGATAGCGGCTATGACTACATTCTGGCCGGCCACCCCGACGCGATTACCTACGCCACCCAGATCACCAAGACCGAAAAGCTCCGCAACCCCAACACGTTCGGCGACATCATCAGGGGCCTGCAGGTCTATGACTGGGAGGTGATCCAGCCCACGCTGTTGTTCTACGCGACAGTGAAGAAGACGGCATAAGGAGGGGTGACAGCATGCCTACATACGATCTCACTATCGGAAATGCGTCCGCAGGGCGCAGTGCGGTCAACGAGGGGCACATCTACAAGGAGGAGCTCACGGTCGATTTCTCCGCGCACAACGTGCTTTCCACCGACCTCGTCAAGCTGTTCAACATCCCCGCATACCACGTACCTCTCCACGTGTCGGCCCAGGTCGTCACGGCGGAGGGCGGAACGGCTACCGGGGAGGTGGGGCTCGTGGATAACGCGGACGCCTTCATCGACGCGGTCGATCTCAACGCTGCAGCCGGCACGATCGTGAAGAACACCGGCCACGCGGATGAGGCCGGCATCGGCACGATCAGTAATGCGGCACGCGGGATCTACCTCGACCCGGGGCACGATCTCGACACTGCGGTGATGAAGTTCGTGGCGGTGTTCCTCGACATGAGCGGCATCAGCGCCTCGCTGATCTAGGAGATACCGGGTAAGGGACGCTAAACCAGGGGCCGGGAAACCCCGGCCCCTTTTTCTCGGAGGAAACAATGGCTCAGCAGTTGAACATAGATGAACTGAGAACCAAGACGGCGGCGGAGATCGTAGTGATCGCCAGAGAGACGTTCGGTGTGGAGATCCAGGGAAACAAGGCGCA